GGCGCCTCGTACTTCAGCAGGTCGCCCAGGTTCATCGGTTCAACAAGGGTCGGCATGGTTCACTCCTTTCCGGTGAGGTGCTTGACCGCCTTGATCAGCGGGTTGTGTTCGGGGGAAGCGCGGTGCGCGGCGTGCGCATCCGGGTGGATCGCCGAGCCGATCTCGGGGCCTTGGGCGCGGGCGGCGAGCAGCGCGCGGCGGACATCGGTCTCCGAGAGTCCTGCGGCCAGGAACTCGGCGGTACGCTCCGGGCAGCCGCCGAGCTGGCAAAGCTCGGCGATGGCCACGGCCTCGCGCCGGTCCGTGGCAGCGGCGGGCGTCTCGGGCGCGGGCGCCGCGGAGGCAGCAGCGGCGACGAGCGTCGCCTCGGGGGCTTCGGGGGTCGGATCGGGGGATTGCATCGGGTCGTTCTCCTGTTTGGCGTAGGCGGAACCGGAAACCGTGCGGGGGGCCGGGTTCCGCGAACGGCCCTGCGGGTTCAAGAAGGTCGCGAAGACGGCGAGCAGCTGGTCACGGCTCGCCACGGCGTCGGCGAGACGGGCATCGAGTGCCTGCTCGCCGAAGAAAAGCCCGGCCTCCGTGGCGCGCACGGCGTCGGAGTCCAGTCCGCGCATCGCGGCCACGTGCCCGACGAACAGGCCGTAGAGGCGGTCGACCTCGGTCTGAAGGCGTTCCGCGGCCTCCTGGTCGAGCGGCTCGTGGGGCGAGAAATCGTTCTTGTGCCGGCCGGCGGTGATCGCCGTGTAGCGATAGCCCTGCTGGGCGTCGCGGACCGACTGGTCGACGTGCATGGCGATGACCCCGACCGAGCCCACGCCGCCGGTGCGCGTGACGGCGAGATGCGAGGCGGCGCAGGCGATGGCGTAGGCGGCCGAGAAGGCCGAGTCGGCGGCGATCGCCCAGACCGGTTTCACGGCGTCGGCCGCACGGATGCGCTCGGCGAGCTCGAACACGCCGCCCGCCTCGCCGCCGGGTGAGTCCACGTCGAGCAGGATGCCGGACACGGCGGGGTCGGCGAGTGCGGCATCCAGACGGGCGCCGATCTCGCCGTAGCTCATGAGCCCGGAGGCGGCCTCCAGCCCCAAGGTGCGGCGCACCAGCGTGCCGTGGATCGGGATCACGGCGATGCCGGGCGGCGCCGCCACCTCCGGGCTCGCGGGCATCACCGCGGGTACGGCGGCTTCCACGTCGGGCAGACCGATGCGGGGACCGAGCACGGAGAGGATCACGTCGAGCTTCGAACGCGCGATGAGAAGCGGTGTCCCGTAGAGACGGGACGCCAGGTGTACGAGCTGCATGTCAGAGGTCCTGGATGTCTTGCGGCGGCGCCGGGTCGGCGGTCGCCGCGGGTGGGTTGCGGTCGTGGCGCGGGTCGGAATCGAAGACGAGGCCCAACGCATCGGCGCGCCGGTTGTCGGCGGCGATCTCCCGGTCCACGTCCTCGGCGTCGTAGCCGAAGGAGGACACCGCCTCCGAGCGGGACAAGAGCCCCGCCCGGATCGCGGTGAGCATCGCGTTGAACTCCTTCTGCGGATCGACCCACTGCCAGCCCTGGGGAATCCACTTGCAGGCGAGCCAGGCGCGGCGGCGGGAGGCGTCCCGGACGAAGCCGGGGAGCTCGAGCCGTCCCTCCAGCACGGCCTGCGCCATCCACGCGCGCCACACCGGGCGGCAGAGCTGGTGGACGATGACGCCGTGCTGGATCGCCTCGCAGCGGCGGCGAAACTCCAGCAGCCCCGCGCGGATGGAGGAGTAGTTCACCTGGGTGAGGTCGCCCGTAAGCTGCTCGTAGGTGACACCCATGGCGGCGGCCACCGCGCGAAACTGCTGGCGCATGAACTCGGCGTAGGAGCCGCCCACGTCGGCCGGCTGCGAAAACTTCACGTCCTCGCCCGGTTCGAGGATCTGCAGCGTGCCCGGCTCCAGCCCCGCCAGCGCCACCCCCGCGGCATCGGCCGGCCCTTCGCCCATCAGGGCGTCCTCCGGCTGGTCGCGGGTGACGAAGCCGGCGAACATAGCGGCGGTCTTCTTGCGCACGAGCTCGGCGTCGTCGTACTGATCCAGCTCGTTGAGCTTCACCAAGGCCCGCGCGAGCCAGGGCTCGCCGCGGATCTGGCCGGGACGCAAGGGCCGGAACAGATGCACGATCTCGGTGGCGGGCACGCGCACGGTCTCCATGCCGCCGCCACCGGACATGGGCGCGAGCAGGCCGTCTTCCGGGTGCGAGCGGTACAGGTGGTAGGCCACGCGCCGCCCGAGCCGATCGAACTCGATGCCGGCGCGGATCACGTTGCCGTTGTCGGCCAGCCGGTTGAGGCTCACCGGCAGGTGCTCGGGCTCCAGCACCTGGATCTGGAACGCCACCGCCAGCCCGTCGTCCGGCCGCCGGTAGCGCAGCCGGATCAGCGCCTCGCCGCCTTCGAGCATGGCGCGGCAGGCCAGGGCCTGCAGACCGTAGATGTCGGTCAGCCCCTGGGCATCGGCCTCCTCGGTCCAGTCGCGCCAGAGGGCCTGGATCGTCTCGCGAAGGCCCGGGTCCTCGACCAGCGACTGCGGCTTGATACCGGTGCCGATGGCGTTGGCCACGAAGGCCTCGATGCCGGCGGCCGCCCAGGCGTTGCGGCGCACCAGGTCGCGGCTCTTGGCGCGCAGATCCGTCTGCGTCGTGAGCAGCGCGGCCACCGCGCCGGGGTTCCCCGGCATCCAGGCGAGCGCGCGGCGCCCGGAGCCCACGCCGTCGTAGGTGGGGGTCGCGCCGAAGGCGAGCTTGATGCGGCTCCAGAAGCCCATCAAAGCCCCTTGCCCGTGGTGACCCGGATCTGGCGCAGCCTGGGTCGGCCCGCCTCGCGGGCGAGCGCCGCATCGACCTCGCGCAGCGCCGCGCGCAGTTCGTCCACCGAGCGGTACTCCACCGTCTTGTCGCCGAAGGTGACGCGCCGCTCGCCGCGCGCCAATGCCCGCTCCAGCGCCTCGCGATCGGCCGCCGTGTAGGCCATGGTCAGACGCCCGCCAATGCGGCCAGCTCGAGCACGAGTTCGGTCTGGGCCGTGTTGCCGTTCTTGAAGGCGATGCGCGCGAAGCGTCCGATGGGCCGGCCCTGGACGGTGAAGTAGTCGCTGCCGTTCGGCGGCTTGTGCCAGGCCACGTTCTCGTCCAGATAGATTCCCGCCGCCGGCAGCCAACGCACGCCGTCGATCGAGCTCTGGATCTCCATGGCCTCCTGCTTCGAGGCGACGCCGCTCTTGCGGGCCAGCAGCAAGGTGTAGCCGTGCTCCTCACCCAGATCGACCGCGTCCGTGGTGACGGAGCCATCGGCGGACAGTGCTCCCACCGCGAAGGCGGAAGCGAGGGCGGGCACGCCCATCAAATGACCAGATGCATCGCAGCGGATGCAGCGGATTTCGTCTTGTCCGGTGTTCGGGTTGCGGTAGGTACCTTCCAGAATCATCTTCAGCTCATCCAACGACTCTTGACGACGGACCGGCGCCGGATGCGTCGGTCCGAAACGGCGACGCCCCCGGAGTCGGGGGCGTCTTCTGCGGTTACGGTGTGTTCGTCCTGCTCGGGCGGTGCAGCGATGCCCAGTTGTCGTTCCAGCTCGCGCCAGTGGCGTTCCTCGAAGCGGTCGAGGCCGCTTGCCGCGGCGGCGGCGCGGGCGTACACGTAGCAGTCGAGCGCCTCGTTGCGCTCGCGTAGCTTCTGCCACTCCCGCACCGGAAAGCCGTTGCGGTCACGGCGGGTGATCAGCTGCTCGGCGCAGAGCTGCTGGACGTACTCGGCGTCGACCTTGGGCAGATGGACGAAGCCCGCCGGGTAGATCGGTGTGGTGCCGTCCCCGGCCACATCCGCGCTCTTGCGCAGGTTGTTGTAAAACTCGAGCTTGGCGAGCCCCACCGCGACCGAGTACACCTTGATGCCCCGGCGCAGCTTCTTGCCGCCCTGCGAGACATCGACGGCGGTGGGCGTGCCGATCAGGGCTGCGCCGCGCGGGACGCCCTTGATCGCCATCAGGCGCGAGTCACGCACGGCACGCACGAAGGCGTAGGCCTCCTGGGTGGCGAAGCCGGTGTCGAGCGCGAAGCGCGCCAGTGGAACCTGGTTGCCGGATTCGTGCGTCCAGGTTTCGTCGATCAGCTCGGCCAGACGCCTCCACACCGCGTCCCGTGCGGTGTCGCCCATCAGCACGCGGTGCTCGACGAGCCAGGACGCCTTGCCGCGCCCGAAGGCCCAGATCGAGGCCTCGATGCGATCCTTCTGCACGTCGGCACCGCCGACCAGCAGCAGGCCGCCCATGGGGACGGTGCCCAGCGGATAGTCCTCCCGCCGCTCGATCAGGCGCTGCCAGTCGGGCGCTTCGCCTTCCTCGACCCAGGTCTCGCCGAGCTCGGTGTTCTTGAAGGTCTTGATCGCGGCGGCGGAGCCGGACTCCTTGCTGACCGCACTCTCCCACGCACTCGCGATGTCGCGCCATGAACGCCAGCCCACCGGGCTGTAGAGCGACGAGAGATGGAAGCCCGACGTCTTGATGCCGTTCTCCGGCGCCATCGCGCGCCACTCGCCGTGCTCCAGCATCCAGGTCTTGTGATGCTCGGCGATCGGCTGATCGCAGGACTCGCACACGTAGGCCGCCGTCTCCGGCCGGCCCCTCTCCCAACGCAGCTGCTCGAAGCGCAGCCACTGGCGGTGCGAGCAGTGCGGGCACGGCACGAAGTAGCGGCGCTGGTCGGACGCCTCGTACTCGCGCTCGACGGCGCTCGCGCCGGCGATGGTCGGCGTCGAGACGATGAAGATCTTGCGCCGAGCGAAGGTGCGCGTGCGCGCCTCGGCGAGCGAGATCGCATCGCCTTCGCCCTCGACGTCGAGCGGGTAGCCGTCCACCTCGTCGAGGAAGAGATACCGCACCGGCATCGAGCGCAGGCCCACGGCGCTGTTCGCGCCCGTCATCACCAGCACGCCGCCCCGGAACTCCTTGGCCAGGATGGTGTTGCCCGAGTCGCGCGAGCGCGCCGGGGCGATCAGCTCGGAGAGTACCGGCGACTCCTCGATCAGCGGGTCGATGCGCTGCTTGGAGTTGCGCTTGGCCATCTCCACGGTGGGCCAGACCGCCATCATCGGCCCGGGCGCGTGGTGGATGACGTAGCCGATCCAGTTCGAGCCGGTTTCCGTGGCACCGACCTGTGCGCCCTTCATGAACACGACGCGCTCGACCGGTGAGGTCGGCGACAGGCAGTCCATGATCGCCTTGAGATACGGCGTGCGGCTGGTGCGCCAGCGGCCCGGCTCGGCCGAGGCCTTGCTGGAGAGCATCCGGTGCCGGTCGGCCCACTCGGAGACGGAGAGCAGCGGGTCGGGCGTCAGTCCTTCGCGCCAGGCGCGCTCGATGGCGTCGAAGCCCTCGTAGACGAAGTCGTCCATCAATCGACGCGGACCTTCAGTTCACCGAGCTCGGCGAGGTGCTCGCGCACCGCCGCCTCCAGCGCGACGTGCAGCGTGTGCGCATCCATGCCGAGCCTGGCCGCCATCTGCGCCGAGATGCGCGCCGGCCAGTTGAGCCAGGCGTCGCGCTCCGTGCGCGCGAGCTTGAACACGTGGGCGATGGCCTGGTTGCGATCGACCAGCTCGCCCTTGAGGCGGGCGAGACGCACCTTGTTGGTCTGCGCCTTGACCACCTCGTTGACCGTGCGCGCCTGCAGCAGCGATGTGCCGCCCGCGGGCAGGCCGGGGGCGAGGTTCGGGGCCGGATCGTCCGCCACCCGCACCTTCGCGGCTTTGGCGCCCGTTCCCTCCTTGGGCGGCTCGGAGTTCCTTGCCCAGTCGCGGTCGGCCTTGTCCGGATCGATCGTGCCGTCCGCCTCGGGCGTGATCCGCCCGGCGCGGATGGCCTTGTGCACGGCGGTGTCCGATACCCCGCGGTGGCGGGCGTAGGCGCGAATCGACAGTCCCATGGTCTCCATCAAGCATTGGCGCCGTCCCGCTCGGATTCAGCTTGGCTTCGCTCGGGGACAGCGCGTTCATGTCATCACCATCAACGACACCTCGAGGACAAGCACATGACCGAGCAAGCCGAAAAGGACATCGACCGGCAGCTGCAGCAGATCGCGCTGGATCACCTGTTCATCGACACCCTGGAAACCCGCAACAGCGACCGGCTGGACTTCCACGAAGTCAGCGTCTGGGCCGTCAAGAGCGCCTTGATGGCCGCCTACCAGGCGGGCCGGCAGGCCGCGCAACAGCGTTGAGAAAGCAGCGGAAAGCGCTTGGCTTCAGTCGCGAACAGCGCGTTCATGACCACACCATCAACCAGCACGAAGGAGCATCGAATGAGCACCATCCAACTCACCCCCGCCCAGCACGCCATCCTGGCCTACGCCGTCGAGCACACCGGCGGCAAGATCGAGTGGTTCCCCGACAACGTGAAAGGCGGCGCCCGCAAGAAGGTGCTGGACGGCCTCTGCAATCGGGCCCTGATCACCGCCGACGGCACCGCCTGGTTCGTCGCCGGCGAGGGCTACGAGGCCCTGGGACGCCCGCGCCCCGCGCCGGCGCCGGTGGAGGGAAACACGGATCTCGAGGCGGAGGTCGCAGCCGCCGAGGCCACCTGGGCACAGCAGCGCGCCGAGACCAAGCCCCGCACTCGCGAGAACAGCAAGCAGGCCCAAGTCATCGCGATGCTCCGGCGCCCGGAGGGCGCAACGGTGCGTCAGATCTGCGAACTCACCGGCTGGCAGGCGCACACGGTGCGCGGCACCTTCGCCAACGCCTTCAAGAAAAAGCTGGGCCTCACCATCACCTCGGACAAGCCCGAGGGCGGCGAGCGCATCTACCGGATCGCGTGATTCGAGCGGAATGGGAAGCCAAGCGGAAAACGCTTGGCTTCCTGCGCCGGCAGCGCGTTCATACGGGTGTCGCAACCATCCACGCCAAGGAGCCCAGCATGAACGCCATCCGCGCCATCCTCACCCACAGCAACTACGACGCCGACGACTACGCCTACCTCACCGCCAAGGGCTGGAGCGATGACGAAATCCTGGCCCGCTGGACCGAAGAGGCCGCGCACGGCAACGGACCCTGCCGCTGGGAAAGCGCGTCGGCACGCGCCAAGCTCGCCGCCGTAACCGGTCGCCACCAGGCGGTGCGAGCGGATTGAGATTGAGCTTGGCTTCCTGATCGAACAGCGCGTTCATACGGGCGTCGCAACGATCAACCAAGGAGACAACGATGACCACCGCCAAAACGATCCCCGCCACCCGCAACGAAGCCTGGGGCTTCTGGGGCACGATGGACGCGCACGCGCAAGCCGCCTGGCCCATCGCGATGAACGCCGTCTCCGACGCCACGGGACAGCCCTTCGAGGCGGTGCGGATCTTCCTCGACAGCCGCCACGGGCGCCACTTCGCGGACGAAGTCCTCAACCGCATGCATGCGGGCCGTGCCCTTCACGACGCGATCGACGCCGCCACCCGGCAGTGGATGGAATGGACCATCGGTCGCCGCACCAGCAAGGACTACGGCATCCCGCGCGGGCTGCCTTACCTGACGGGCTTCGTGATTCACTGCGAGATCGTCGAGGAGGACGTCGCCGCCTGATCGAACGCCAGGCCATCCGATTCGCGGGTGGCCTGTTTTCCCGTCCACTCCTGCCAGCGCCGCACGATCACGTCCGCGTACTTCGGATCGAGTTCGATTAGCCGCGCGACGCGCCCCGACTTCTCGGCGGCGATCAGGGTGGTGCCGGAACCGCCGAAGGGGTCCAGCACCACGTCGCCGGGACGACTCGAATTGCGGATCGCACGCTCGACCAACTCCACCGGCTTCATGGTGGGGTGCAGGTCGTTCTTCTGCGGCTTCTTGATCTGCCACACGTCGCCCTGGTCGCGGTCGCCGCACCAGTGGCGCTCGGCGCCCTCGGCCCAGCCGTAGAGGATCGGCTCGTACTGGCGCTGGTAGTCGGCGCGGCCCAGCGTGAAGGTGTTCTTGGCCCAGATGATGAACGTGGACCAATGGCCGCCGGCGGTGCGGAACGCCGCCTGCAGGGTGTCGAGCTCGCTCGACGACATGGCGACGTAGATCGCGCCGCGGCAATGGGCATTGATCAGCGACAGAGCGTCGTAGAGGAAGTCGTGGAACGCCTCGCCGAGCGCGTCGTTGAGGATGGGACGGTGCTTGCCCCGCAGCTTGTCCTTGGCGCTGTTGGCGTAGTTCACGTTGTACGGCGGATCGGTGAAGACCATGTCCGCCCGCTCGCCGTCCGGGAACAGCTGCGCGTAGTCCTCGGCCGTGGTCGCGTCGCCGCAGACCAGGCGGTGCGGCCCCAGCCGCCAGACGTCGCCCGGCTTGGACACCGGATCTTCTGGGATCTCCGGGACGGCGTCGTCCTCGGTCTGGCCTTCGTGCTCCGGCTCCTCACCGGCCAGCAGTTCGGCCAGCGCATCGGCATCGAAACCGGTTAGGTCGAGATCGAAGCCATCGCCCTGCAGCGCCTCCAGTTCGATGCGCAGCAGGTCGTTGTCCCAAGTCGAGATCTCCGCGAGGCGGTTGTCCGCGAGCACCAGTGCCCGTCGTTGGGTGGGCGTCAGGTGATCGAGCACCACCACCGGCACCGTCGAAAGACCCAGCTTGCGCGCAGCGGCCAAGCGACCGTGTCCCGCGACCAGCACACCATCGGCGCCGACCAGGCAGGGATTGACGAAGCCGAACTCCGCGATGGAGGCCGCGATCTGGGCGATCTGCTCGTCCGAGTGCTGGCGGGCGTTCCGCGCGTAGGGCAGTAGCTTGTCGACTGGCCAGTGCTCGATGCGCTCGGCGAGCCAGTTCACGCGGCCGCCTCCGCCTTCTCGCCCAAGCGCTCGGCCGCGACCTCGGTGAAGGGCTGGCCGGTGGCCGCGAGCACCGGCTCCATGCCCGGGTGATGCTGCAGCCAGCGCCGCAGCGCGACGTCGACGTACTCAGGCGCGAGCTCGATGGCGCGCACTTTGCGGTCGGTGAGTTGCCCGGCCAGCAGCGTGGTGCCGCCGCCGGAGAACGGCTCGAAGACGATCTCGCCCGCCTCGGTGTAGGCCTCGATGAAGAACTTCGGCAGGCCCAGTGGAAACACGGCCGGATGGTCGATACCCTCGCCGATGCGGCCGCGCTGGCGCGTCACCTCGATGACGGAATCCGGGATGCGGAACTCCTGCGTGGGCTGTCCAGCGTGGTTCCATTCGCCGACCTTGCCGTCCTTGGCGCGCATCGCGGTGGAGGACCCATCGGCGCGCAGGTGCGTCTCGTGACCGGCCCACTTGCAGGGCACGATCTTGTTCGGCTTGCGCGCCTGACGGTTGAAGTGGAACACGAACTCGTGGCGCGGCGCGAGGCGCCCGGCCCAGTCGCCGGGCACGGTCACCGACTGATCCCAGACGTACCAGCCGAAGCGGCGCCAGCCCTGGGTGCGCATCCATTCGATCCAGCCGTCCCAATACGGCTGCCACTCGCCGTCACGATGGACGAGGCCGAGGTTGACCAGGATTTGCGCGTCCTCGCGTAGTGCGGCGCGGGCGGTGCCGAACACGCCTCGCATCAACGCATCCCAATCGGCAACTCCGCCTGTGGTGTAGTCGCGCTGGTTGGCGTAGGGCGGACTCGTGAACAGCAGGTGCGCCCGCTCGCCATCGAAGAGGCGCGTGACGGCGGCGGCTTCCGCGCTGTCGGCGCAGAGCAGCCGGTGTTCGCCCAGCAGCCACAAGTCGCCGGGTCGCGTGAGCGCAACCTTAGGCGGCGTGACGTCGTCCTCGTCCGCGTCGCCTTCCGGCGTGCTCTCGTCCTCATCGGTGGACGGTTCCGTCTCCTCGATCTGATCGAGCAGGACTTCGATCTCGGAGGCCGAGAAGCCGGTCAAGTCCAGGTCGAAGCCGGCGTCGGCCAGCTCCGCAAACTCCAGCGCCAACATGGCCTCGTCCCAGCCGGCATCGAGCGCGAGCCGGTTGTCGGCGATCACGTAGGCGCGCTTTTGCGCCGGGGTGAGGTGCACGAGTTCGATCACCGGCACCTCGGTCAGCCCCAGCTTGCGCGCGGCCAGCAGCCGGCCATGGCCGGCGATCACGCCGTGGTCGCCATCGACCAGGATCGGGTTGGTCCAGCCGAACTCGGCGATGCTGGCGGCAATGCGCGCGACCTGCTCCTCGCTGTGGGTGCGCGGATTGCGGGCGTAGGGGATCAGCGTCTCGACCTTGCGGTACTCGACGTTGAGTGTGTTCAGGATCGGAACCTCGAAATAGAAAGCCCGCCGACGGGAACGGTGGGCGGGCTCGTGATGTGTATCGGGGAGTGCAAACCGCAAACCGTGCAAACCCCGGTTTGCACTCTGACGCTAGAAAAGCGTCGCGCTCGCGCCCCCCGCATGGCTTTTCGGCCAGGAAGGACCCGTCGCGCTCGGCGGGACGGATCGCGAGGGCAGAAACGACGAAGGCCACGGATCGCTCCGTGGCCTTCGAACATGCTTCTCTCGCGAGGTTAGCGAAATCCTATCGCAAAACCGGCGAAAGTGTTGCACGCCGAAAATCGCTCGAAACCGGAATTGCTCCGCACCCGTTCGCACGGCTTGGACCGCGTTGGAAACGTCCCGCAACTTCACTCATGAATGGCTGGCCACGGCCCGGCGGGTCTACTCGTTCAGGCGGCAGGCGACGATGTCGAGCGCCTTCTGCCACCGCCGCCAGGCCGTGGTTCGGTCACAACCGAAGCGCCGGCAGATGTCCCGCCACCCCCGTTCCTCGGCGCGCATCCAGACGAGATGGCGCTGCTCCTCGGTGAGCCACAGCACCCAGCGCATGGTCTCCTCCATGCGGTCGATGGCGGCCGGGTCGGGCGGAAAGCGGTACAGCACGTCCTCGCTCGAGTAGGTCTCCCACGGCTGGCGCAGGATGGCCGGCCAGGTGTTGAAGTAGCCCTGGACACGCACCGGCGGAAGGCGTCGCGCGGTCTGGGCAGCCTCGCGGAAGCGCTCGGCGACGTCGTCAACGCTCCACATGGCCGTCTCCCTGGCAACCGTAGAGCCGCTCGCCGATGCGCTTCACCAGCTCCCGCTCGATCCAGTCCAGCCGCTCGTCGTCGAGCGACACCACCAGGATGCCCTGGTCGCGCCAGCCGTCGCGTTTGATGGCATCGACGTCCGGGCGAGTCGGTTGCAGGCGCCCGAGTGGGCAACGATAGTGGGGGCTGGGCGCGTTCATGCCGGCACCTCCTGCGTCGCGATCGCCCACATCAGCAGCGCCAGCGCGTCGGCCTCGTTGTCGTCCGCGGGCCGGAAGCCCAGGGCCTGCATGGCGACCACCATCTCTTGCTTGCCCGCGTTGCCCTTGCCGGTGGCGTGCTTCTTGATCGTGCCCACGGGAACGCCTTGATAGGGGATCTGGTGGTGCTCGCACCAGGCGGTGAGCTGCGCCATGAACCCGCCGTAGGCGTGGGCGGCATCCACTCCGGCGTGGCGGCGCACCTCCTCGAAGTACACCGCATCCAGACCGTCCGCTGATTGCTTGATCTCGGTGAGCCAGCGTTTGAAGCGCAGGTAACGCATGCCGCCGCCCTCGAAGCGCTGGGGTTTGAAGCACTCCGAGCCGCTGGTGATGGAGCCGTCACGCCCGAGCAGCGCCCAGCCGGTCCGGGTGCCGAGGTCGAGGCTCAGGATGGCCGTGCCCGGTTCCCGATCCCGACCGTCGATGCCGGGTAGCCCCCTTCGGGTCGGGGGAGAGGACACCGCGTGTTCCTCTCCCCCCGAAGGGGGGAGGGAGTTTTCGCCAACTTGGAAATCTCCGGAAACCCAGCAACCACGCGGGTTTGGGGAAGTTGGCAAGTTGGCAGCGTTGCCAACTTGCCAATCTGCCGACAACTCCCTAACGCGTTGATCAGTATGGGATTCAAGTTGGCAGGCGTTTGCCAACTTGCCAACGTCTCTGAAAATCGGGGGGAAGTTGGCAACGGTTTTGCCAACTTGGCTGTGCGTGTTCATGCGGGCTCCTCGGGGTCGTTCAGGTCGTCTTGGTAAACCCACACTTCGGGGTTCTCGACCGGCAGCGCGGCCCCCGATTGCGGGCATTTGAAGTGGGTGGGCAGCACCGGCAGTTCGCGCACCGACACTTCGCCCGTGTCTGGATCGGGCTCGCCGACGACCGAGCGCAGCACCATCGCCTCGACGCACAGGTAGCCGAACTTGGTGCGGGCGGGCGGCAGGCCGTAGTCCTGCGCATTGCGGAAGTATTTGATGTAGCCCTGGGTCGAGAGCGCGGAAAGGCGCTCGCGGATGGTGCGCTCGCCGCCGAGCCCCGCCTTGCCCTCGAAGCTTTCCGCGAACTGGTTGGCGGTGTAGCAGCGCCCCTGGGCCGCCTCGTCGAACAGGATCTGCAGGATGGCGTCGCGCTTGCGCCGGCGCTCGGCATCGAGCCGCTCGCCGTAGTCCTTCATCACCAGCCGCTCGTTGGCATCGACCTCGCGCCACTCGCCGTTGATCTTGTCGACATGCCGTTGCGGGATACCCGCGCCGTTGCGCAGCTCGAAGATCAGCTGGCGCGTGGTGCGCGTCTCGTCCGGGCGAAACAGCAGCATGCCGGTGGTGTAGTAGCCGCGCAGGCTGCCGGCCCCGGCCAGGGCCTGGAACGGGTCTTCCTCGAACTGCTTCTTGCCGAGCTTCTTGGTGTGGTGGGCCAGCACGACGCCGGCGTCCGGGTTCACCGCGTCGCGCAGGCGCTCCACCCGCTGTGACAGGAAGAACAGCATGGCGGCGTTGTCGTTCTCGCCGCCCGCGTCCCCGCCGTCGAAGACATTGCGGATGGGATCGATGGCGATGATGTCGGGCGGCTCGCCGCCGAAGGCCTGGGCGATGGCGGGGATGACCTGATTGATCCCGGCGTCGTCCAGCACCAGCCGCAGCTGCGGCGTGGCGACGAAGTTGGCGCGGGCCGCACCCAGACGACTTGGCGGGAGGCGGATCTCCTTCACGCGCTCGCGCAGGTAGTGGTACTGCACCTCGGCCTGGAGGTAGAACACCCGCAGCGGGCGCGGCGGTGCCATGGCGAGGAAGGTGGCGCCCGCGGCCATGTGCGTGAGCCAGGCGAGCAGGAAGTCGCTCTTGCCGACCTTGGGCGCGCCGCCGAATACCAGCAGGCCGCCCGGGGTGAGCACGCGGGGCGCCACGAGATCCGGCGGCAGCGGCGAGTCGTCGTCCAGCAGCATGCCCAGGGTGAAGGTCGGGAGCCCGGGGGCGGCGGTCTTCACGACCCTGCGCTCGCCCTCACGAATGAGCTCGGCGCAATCGAAGCCCTCGGCCACGGCATCGGCCGCGTCCCACTTGTCCGGTTTGTCCATGGGCGGCACGAGGATGGCGACCGACGCCGCGCCCGCCGTCACGCAGGCACGGGCGGCGTTCTCCGCGTAGTCCCAACCGGGCGCATCGCGATCCGGCCAGATCAACACGTGCCTGCCGGCGAGCGGCGTCCAGTCGGTCTTGTCGATCGGCGCCCGCGCACCGTTCATGGCCGTGGTCGCCGTGATGCCCATCCCGATCAGGGCGCAAGCCGCCTTCTCGCCCTCGACCAGCACCACGTCGCGCGCATTGGCCACGGCCGGCAGGTTGTAGAGCGGACGCGGGTCGGGCGCGCGCCACATGCGGGCACGCACGTCCCAGGGGCGGTACTCCTTGCCGGTGGGCGGGTCGTAGCGGTAGACGCAGGCGATGAGCCGACCGTCCGCCGTGAGGTAGTCCCACTTCGCGGTGTAGGGGCCGAGCTCGTCGACGGGGGCGCTGCGGACATCCGACTTCGGGGCGCGGCCCATCGGCGGTGCGATGCCGAGCCATCGGCGGATCTCGTCCGCGAGGCGGGGGAAGTCGTGCCGGGCGGAATGCCCGCGCGAGCGCGCCCATAGATCGATGACGTCACCGCCTTCGTCTGAGGCGAAGTCCTTCCACAGGCCGCGACGCTCGCCCTCGAGCTCGACCACCAGGCTCTTGCCACGGTTGCCGTCGACGTCGCCGACGTAAAACCTGCCGCCGCGGATGCGGCCCTGCGGGAACAGGTAGAGCAGCACCGCCTCCAGGCGATCGAGCAGCCCCCGGCGCAACGCGTCGGTGTCGGATGACGCATGCGTCTGCTGATCCGGTGCGTCGTTGTAGTCGAGCCAAATGACGTCTGCCATCAAGCCGGTCTCCAGCAGCGGTCCTGCCAGGGACATGACTTGCACTCGAAGTGGGTCGGCGTTGTGGCGTGCCGGGGCAGCAGCTCGCCGGCCTCGGTGGCGGTGATGATCCGCACGGCCCGGTCCGACATGCGCTGCGCGAGCCCGCCGTCGAACGGCACGAGCTCGAACCAGATCTCCTCGCTGTCCTTGTTGATGGCGGTGAACAGCGCGGGATTGCTCGCGATGCCCGGCACGGTGCCTTCCATGTAGGCCTGGTAGACGGCGAGCTGGGCGGCGTAGATCGGCTTGGCGCGGGCCACGCCCTGCTTGACGGTCTCGCGCCAGGACTTGTCCTTCATCGTCTTGCACTCCCACAACGCGGGATAAGCAAGCTCGATGTCGGCGGGACCGGCGGCCAGGATGCCGTCGACGTGCCCCTGGATACGCCCGCCGGCGACGGAAAAACCGAACTGCCCGCCGTCGGCCTTGCGCGTGTAGAGCTCGAAGCCGGCCAGGCGCAGCCAGCGGATCGCCAGATCCTCCAGGGCATGGCCGACCTCGAACACCCGCAGCACCCGCCCGGGCAGCTCGCGGCCGGGATCGACCGGCGCCTGGGCGTACTCGTACTGCAGGGCGCGCTCGCAGGCCACGCCGAGCCGCGACGCGCCGAGATAACGGCGCGGCGTTTGTTCGGCCCGTTCGCGCGCCAGCGCCTCGTCGATGAAGGCGCCGACGCGCTCGTGGAACCTGGGGCGGTGGTTGTAATCGAGCATGGCCACCCCCTCAGAACGGCACGTCGTCCGGCGTGAGCTCCCGCAGGTTGTCGAAGTAGGCGGTGAGCACCACGTCGACCAGTTGCAGGACCTCCTCGCGGCTGTAGGCCGACAGCGGCCGGTCCATGCCGATGGACGCGACGTACTCGCCGAGGCGGGGCAGCACGGCCTCCATCGCGGCCTTTTCGTTGTGGGTGGGATCAATCACGATGCCGCCTCCCGCCTTCAGTCGTTTCAGATGGATGTCCTGGCAGCGCATCGAGCAGAAGCGCTTGAACAGGGGTTTCCCGTCCGCCGTCCTCGGACCGTTCCTCGGCGATAGCCAGCAGAAGCCGCGTCCTTCCCGTCCGCAGATCGCGCATATCACGCCGCCCTCCGGTGCTCGTCGTTGGCCGCCAGCACCAGACGCTGGATGGACGACTTGTTGAACTGGAAGGCGAGTAGTGCCGAGGCCTGGTAGCGGGTGAGCCCGAAGTCGGCGCGCAGGGCTGGCGGCAGGTAGCGCAGCTGCTTCTCGGTGGGCGGCTCGTTGAGCCAGCGGCGGGTCTTGTGGGCGGTGTCGAGGGACTCGTTCTCGTTCAGCCAGTCGTCCGCCTTGGCCATGCAGACGGTGCGATCGCCCACCGCCAGCAGACGGGGCGGCAGATCCTTGCCGCCGCCGACCGCGTGCCAGCGGCCGTTGAGGAAGAAGATCCCGCCCCAGGCGCCAAAGCCGGTGGCCAACAAGGCGTCGTCACAGCCGAAGAGATCGCACCAGCGGAAGTTGGAGCGCTTGAGCAGGTCGATCTCCGTCATGACGAAGTCGTCCAGCGCCTCGGCCTGCTCGACTTCCTCGCGGGTCCATTCGAAGCCGCACAGGGGGCACTCGCGGCAGCCGAGCGGCACCGTCGCCTCGCAAGAGGGGCACTCCTTGGTCGGTGCCTCGCCCTGGTGCTGGTGGCCGTCCAGGTTGGCTTCCTGCTCCAGCGAGCCGTGCATGAGCGTCGCGGTGCCGAAATCCAGCACGATGCAGTCGGTCTTGACGATGCAAGGATGCTCGGCCGGATCGACGGTGCGCAGCCCCCGCCCGATCATCTGGGTCAGGGTCGACTTGTGGGAGCTCGGGCGCAGCAGCACCACGCAGGAGGTGGGCGTGTAGTCGTAGCCCTCGGTGAGCACCGCCACGTTGACCACGACCTGCGCCTCGCCGGTCTCGTACTCGGCGAGGCGCACCTTGCGCTCGGCGTCCGACAGCTCACCGTGGATCAGCACGGCGCGGATGCCGGCGGCGACGAACGCGTCGGCCACGCACTGCGCATGCGCCACGGTGGAGCAGAACACGATGGTCTTGCGGTCGCCGGCCTTCTCGCGCCAGTGACGGATCACCGCGTCGGTGATCGGCGTCCTGTTGAGGATCGCCTCCACCTCGACCATATCGAAGTCGGTGGCGGTACGGCGCACCTGGGCCAGCGCAGACTGCGCGCCGACGTCGATGACGAAGGTGCGCGGCGGCACCAGATGGCCGGAGGCGATGAGCTCGCCCAGGGTGATCTGGTCGGCCACGTTGCTGAACACCTCGCGCAGCCCCTTGCCGTCGCTGCGCGCAGGCGTCGCGGTAGCACCGAAGATCAGTGCCCTGGGGTTGCGTGACAGCACGCGATCGATCACGCGCCGGTAGGACGGTGAGGCAGCGTGATGCGCCTCGTCGACCACCAACAGATCGAGCGTGGGCATCGCGTCGAGATGCGCGTCGCGCGAGAGCGTCTGCACCATCGCGAAGGTGGCGCGCCCGGCCCAGGACTTCTCCTTGGCGTCGAACACCGAGGTGGCGAGGCCGGGATTGACCCGGCCGAACTTCTCCCGGTTCTGGGCGGTGAGCTCGTCGCGGTGCGCGAGGATGCAGGCCTTGGCGTCGAGCTCCTCCAGCACGCCGCCGGCCACCGCCGACAGCATGATGGTCTTGCCCGAGCCGGTGGGACCGATGGCCAGGGTGTTGCCGTGCTGGTGCAGCGCCGCGAGCGAGCGTTCCACCAACAGGGCCTGACGGGGACGAAGCATCATGCCGGCAGTCCCCCCTTACTGCGCCCAGCTCGGGCGGCCCGAAACCGGAGCGCGACCCGTGGTCTGGGCATAGGCGTTGGGCGTGGTGGCCGAAGGCGCCGGGGCGGACGCGCGCGCGTTGCCCATCAGCGCCGCGTAGTCCTTGTGATCGGGCTGGATCGCCTGCTTGATCACGGCCTTGTCCTGGCCGTGCTGATCCTTCTCCCAATCGACCTTGCCGAGGAACTCGATGCCGTCCAGATCGGCGAACCCGGCGATGCGCCGCGCGTTCTGGGCCTGGGGGCTGGCATCGCCCGGATGGATACCGCGCGCGGAGTTCAGGATCGCCTTGACGAAGGCGCGGCCCATGTTGGCCCACTCGGGACCCTTGGGGCTGTAGAGACCGATCAGCGACCACAGCTTGCGGCGGGCGTACTCGCCCTCCATCACGACGAACTCGCAGTTGAGATACACCGAGCCGGTGTTGTCGTTGCGGGTCGCGTAGCCACCCGTCCAGCCCTGGCTCGCATCGTCGAAGCCGCCCGGGCGGATGGTCATGCGCACGCGCACCAGCGTGCCTTTGGGGATCAGGTCGAACGAGGACTGCTCGTTGGCGTCGTTGAAATCGAAATAGCTCATGGTCGTGGCTCCTTATTGCTGTACGGGTTCGGAAGGCGCGGGGCGCGCGAAGTCGAGGCGTTCGAGGGCGGGGCGGGCGGGGCCGGCGATCTTGGCCATCAGCCGGCCGAGGTGCGGCTCTTCGATCTGGTCGAGGCGGCCGGAGCGGTCCTTGGCGGGGTAGCCCCAGGGGTTGAGCGTGTGGCATACGAAGGCGCGGTAGGCCGTGCCGTCGTCGGCCTTGAGCTCGGCCAGCGTCACCACCTCGTCGACGATGCCGGGCAGCTCGAGGCCGGTCTTGGAGCCGTCGATCTGCAGCTGGAAGACGCGGCGATTGAAGTCGTCCAGGCGCTCGTCGAGGATGCCGACGAACCACACGTTCTTGCCGCGCGTGTGCTGCAGGTGGGTGAGCCAGGCGATCATCTCCTGGCCCATCAGGCCGTAGGCACCACGGCTGTCGGGCTTGCCGGTCTTCTCCGAGTAGGCCTGCGGCTGGCCCTTGCACCACTGCAGGCACAGACGCCCGGCGACAGTGATCGAGTCGACGAACACCGTGTCGTAGCGATCGAGCACCGCCGGATCGCCGAAGCGTGCGCAGACCGCGTCGAAGTGGGCCTGGCTGAAGGGCTGGTCCTCGCGCAGCGCCGGGTTGGGCCCGCCGATGAAGACCGCGAAGTCGCGGCACTCCTGCCAGGTGCGCGGGCGGATGGTGTCGCCGGCCCAACCCTCGACGGCGAGGTCGCCCGCTTCGAGGTCGAAGAACAGGGTCGCATCGGGTGCCAGGGTCCAGAGCTGGGAGGTCTTGCCGATGCCGCTCTTGCCGACCAGCACGCCTTTGACGCCGCGCTTCTCGGCCAGGCGCTGGTCGGCGGAGATGATGGGAAGGCTCATGAGCGGCCTCCTTTGTCGGCGAAGGCGTCTCCGATGCTGTGCGCGCCGAGTGCGCCGTGTTTGCGGGCGAGGTCGTAGAGATCCCGCAGGGCGTTCATGCGGCGGCTGATGGGCCGGACCTCGTTTTCGAGGGCGATGACGGCGAAGGCGATCTGATCCAGGGTGGCGTCTTCGAGGGCCACCTCGGCGCCATTCGTCTCGATCCGTTCCGGCAGGGACTCCAGCAGATAGGGATGCTGCTTTTTCAGCTTGTCGAGCAAAGTGCGGTTCTTGAACATGGCGGTCACTCCTCCAGCAGGGCGAGACGGAATCCGGGCTTGCCGGTCTTGAGGGTGCGGGCGGCGGCGAAGGCGCTCTTCAGCGATTCGGGCCAGGCGTTGAACTTGGTCTCGGAGACGCGGTAGGCGGTCTCGACGTACTCGGCCGGGTCCTCGCCGCCCTCGGCGATGCGGCGCACGATCTCGGCGAGCCGCTTCTGATCCCACTCGACCCGCTTGGGGAGGTCGGCGGTGACGCGCACGCGGCCGTCGTCGAAGTGGATGACGCCGGTATCCTTGCCGGCGGCCAGGCGCAGGGCGTGGGCGCGGTCGGCGTACTTCAGCTCCAATGCGCGTTCGATGTGCTCGACGATGGCCTTGGCGGCCGAGAGCAGATCGGTGGCATCGTTCTTGAGCTGGAACAGCGCCTCGCTTTGCAGCGCGGCGAGCTCGCCGGCGGGCGTGGCGAGAACCTGGTCGGGGGTGAGGCGGTTCATGCCACACCTCCCGCGCCGACGCGCTCGGAGGTGCTCTTGCGCAGGCACTCCGCCTCGTAGGACTCGACGTCCTCGACGCGGTAGAGCACGCGGCCCTGGATCTTGAGAAAGACCGGCCCGATTCCTTCGGAGCGCCAGCGTTCCAAGGTGGCTTCGCTGACGCCCCAACGGTCGGCCAGTTGGCGTTGGTTGAGGTGTTTGATACTCACGATTCGCTCCTTACGGGTTGTTGCGGAAACGTGAGGTCATTCTGGGTTTCAGGGGGTGGGCAAACCGGCGGGCAAAGCGGGCAGGATGGGCGGGCAAATCGTGCAAATCGGCCCTGCACAGAGACGGAAAAGAAAAAGGCCCGGAGTGGTTGGCTCCGGGCCCTTATCGGGGGTGGAAATGCGGGGGTGGTCAGCCGGGAGGCGGGAACGGATCTTTGCCGTAGCTGTTGCGCTCGCGGATCTTCCCGTCCTCGCCCTGGATGAGCACCTCGCTGCCCTGGTTGCGCGCGATGTCGCGTGCGCGCTCGAAGGCTTCCTGTTGCGTATCGTGTACGGATGTCAGGCGGTCGTTGCCTTCCCCCCGGACACCCCACTTGTCGCCGTTGCGGACGACCCACTGGTTCTTACCACTCATGTCATTCACCTCATCGAGATCGAAGTTGAACTGCCGGATGAAAGGATTGCGCTTCGTTGGGTGCATCACCTCCTTTGGTCGTTGACGAATTCGGGTTTCAGCCAATAGTGACCGTCGTTGTCGTGGGCGACGAAGGTGCGGTAGACGGCCTTGTGCCGCTTGCAGATGTCCGCGCCCTTGCACTTGTCGACATCGATTTCCAAGGCGTCGGCGATGGTACGTTTATGGACGGGATCGCCGCCGCCCTGCGCGAGTACCGAAAGAAAGCCGTAGACCTGGGGCGACAGTGCGTGCCGCTCTCCGTCGATCAGTGCGATGCGGCCGGAGTGCATGAGCCGCAGGGAGGTTTCCGAATCCCGTTCGCCGATCCCGGCGGAGCCGTCGAGGTATGCGTCGAGATTCTCGATGACGAAGCCGGCCTTGCGGAGATGCGCAACGGCACGCAGCGGAACGACGAGATGGCCGGCGGCCTGGATCGCTTGGGCGACGTCGGGTGTAGTGGTGATGAGGACGCCGCAACCCGGTGCGCAGGCAGTACGCAGGCGATGTTCGATGATGGGCGTCAAGGCCGGGTCGTTCAGCCTTCGACCGAAGAAGATAGTGCGCCGCTTTCGCCGATGTTCGATCTCGCCCAGGCGCCACAGCGCTGTCGGAACCAGCTCTTCATGTTGATACCGTCCCGTAAGACCCAAGGCGGAGGTGAGCCACCGGACGATGCGCGTGATGTCCACACTGAGCCGTGTCACTTGATCACTGGCCAGATCCACCCAGCCGCAGTCCGTGCAGTAGCCCTGGCGGCCTCCTTGCTCGAAGCGAATCCCCTCCAGATCACCCATTCCGCACCAGGGACAGAGGATGCTCGATCCGACACCATCACCCGCCCCGAGGGCGCCGAGGTCGAGGAGATGCCGATAGGCATCCATTTGTCCGGAATACCGGGCGGCATCCGGATGGAGGCTTCCCTCGGACTCCTCGACGAGCCCGCAGAGCAGGCCGAAGGCGATGTCGTTGCGTGCTTGCACGGCGGCTTCTACGCGACCAGGGCCAGTTCGACCTCGGTCGGTTCGGAGACGCGCCAGGCACGCAGGAGGCGCTCAGCGAGATTGGCATCCTCCTCTCCCATGTCCTGGAGGTTGGAGATCCCCGATTGCTTGAGGTCGATGTTCAGTACGCGACCGCGCTTGCCCACCTCGGCAGGGGCGAAGTAGATGCTGATGAGGGCCTCGACGATGTTGAACGGACCGCGGAACAGGTCGTGGTCCTTCAGGTGGGCGCTCGATGCAGCGAGTACGCAGTGTTCGGCCTGATCCGCCGGTACGCCTACCCAGAAGTCGCAGATGGGCGCCCGCGTGCTCCTGAGCCGGGCGCGGCGGAGGCGAATGCGATCAATGCCGTGGGCGGCGAGGTCGATGTCGCTGTCCTCCGGAAGGTCCAAGCCGTGCCGCAGCCGGTTGAGATAGAACATCGGCTGCTTCACTGCCTCGGGCTTGACCTCCTGTTTCAGCAGATGGCGTGCGAAGAGCGTCACCAGCGGTTGGTGAACCTTGGCGCCGCCCCGGCCGACGGTGTCGACGATGCCGGAGGCGGGGAAGTAGACCAGCGCTAGATTGGTCGCCGGGCGGGTCGTCCGGCGGCGCATGCCCTCCTCGACGAACTCCACCAGATCGTTGGGATCGTCCTCCACGTAGACGCTGATCTGCACACCGCCGTCGAGGTGACGGTCGCAGACGTCCACGTGGCAGGCACGCCGCGGCCCCTTGCGTTTCGAGAGCACCTCGGACAAGGCGGCCTGCAGTCCCTCGATGTCGGCAGCCTCTCGGGACACCGGCTCGGTTACCTTGATGGCTTGCCGTTTCCACGACCGCTTGCCGACGCCGAGATCGAATTGGAGCAGCGCCTCGGCCGTCATGAAGGTTTGCGGCCAGTTCACCAACACCCACATGGCCCGCTCGTCGTGGTTGCGCAGTTTTCCGAAGTCCTCCCGAATGGCCGCGTCGTTGTCACTGGCGTTGAGGATCGCATCGATGCCTTTCTGGGTCGCGAGGGCGTGGACATGCCGCAGCTCGGCGTGCAGCAGGGCCTGTTGATCCGGTTCGAACTCCTCCAGGAGGGCGATCAGGGCATCGGAAAATGCCTTTTCCTCGGCGTTCCAGTCGAAAGATTCGGGGATAGCGATGGAACGGGAGGACAGATACGCCTGCCAGGTGGCGGCCGGAACCTGCCGGGCAAGGTGACGAGGGTTGAACGCGGTCATGCCTTTCTTCTCCTTCTTCAGACGGACGATGCCCGGCGCCGCCACATCCCACCAAGGACGTGAACGTTCGGTGTGCCGAACGTTGCAGATTGTCTCGGACTGATGCGGGGTTTGTCAAGCAGGTACGAAATCGTTCGGCGTAGTGGTAACATCTTCGGCCAGACGCAGACAGATTAGGAGATACCGGTGCCATCGCCCTTGGGGGACAAGATCCGCGCATTGCGGAAACAGAAGAAGCTCAGCCTTGAGCAGTTGGCCGAACTGACCGACTCCAGCAAGAGCTACATCTGGGAGCTGGAGAACAAGGACGAGCCGAAGCCCTCGGCTGAGAAAATCGGCAAGATCGCTGCCGTACTCGAGGTGACTACAGAATTCCTGCTCACCGAGTCGGCGACCACGCCGGACGAAGAAGTGCTCGATGAGGCCTTCTTCCGTAAGTACAAAAACATGTCCGAGCCGGACAAGAAGAAGATCCGCAAGATCCTCGACGCTTGGGAAGATGAATGACAGAGGCGAAAAAGCCCATGGCCGAGGCCAACCGCATCTCGGCCATGCTCAACGCGGTTCTGGGCACGGATCGGTTTCCGGTTAAGGTCGATGAGCTCGCCATCGAGTACTCGCGCCAGTGTTTCGCGGATTCGCCCGTAGACAAGGTCCGGGGGGAAGCGCTGGGCGGGTTCGACGGCATGCTGGCGGCGAACAAGGCGCGGTCGAAGTGGCTGATCCTGTACAACAGTGCCACCCGATCCGAAGGCCGTAAGCGCTTCACGATCGCGCATGAGTTTGGGCACTACATCCTGCACCGCCACCAGAAAGACCGCTTCGAGTGCGGCGACGACGACATCGAGACCGGCAATGACGACGAGTGCGACATCGAGGCCGAAGCGGATCTGTTCGCGTCGACCCTGCTGATGCCACTGGACGACTTCCGGCGACAGGTGGACGGGCAGCCAATCAGCTTCGATCTGCTGGGTCACTGCGCCGACCGCTACGGCGTCTCGCTGACTGCGGCAGCTTTGCGCTGGACCGAGATCGCGCCCAAGCGGGCGGTCCTCATCGCCAGCCGCGACGACCATATGCTGTGGGCCAAGTCGAACAAGGCGGCGCTCAGGTCTGGCGCCTACTTCGCAACCCGCAAGAACATCATCGAGCTGCCGAGCGATGCGCTGGCGCACAGCGACAACGCCTTGGCCGCCGGCCAGCAGCAAACGACACCGGCGCGGCTATGGTTTTCGCGCGAGCCGGAAACCATGATGGTCAATGAGATGATCAGGGACGCCGGCCAGTACGAATACACCCTGACCCTGCTCCTGCTGCCGGAAGCCGAGTGGCAGGGTGCCCATCACGACGATGAGGAGTCGGAGGAGGACACCTACGATCGTTTCATCCGCAACGGCCAGTACCCGGTGCGATAGGCAATGGGTCGCCGATCATGAGTGCCCGCAAGTGGCAGTTTGCCTCCCGTTTCCGCCGACACGCGTTCGGTTGGCGATCCGACACGCCGGTGCAGCGGATCAAGGAAGCCATCGCGGAGATCAAGCAGGTCGCCCGCAAGGAGCCTGTTCTCGCGGCTGAGGGCGCCATCACCCTGCTGGAAAAGCTCTCGCCAGCCCTGGAGCAGGTCGACAGTTCGTCTGGAGCCCTGGGTTCGGCCGTCAACAAGGCCATCGATACCCTGGTGCCGATCATCGTCAAAGCGGATGCCGAGCCACAGCTGCGGCAACGCTGGCTCGAACGCTTGTGGCAAGCGCTGCAGGACGACGAGATGCCCTACATAGAACTGCTGGGCGACTATTGGGGCGAGTTGTGCTTGACGCCGGAACTGGCGTCGCACTGGGCGGACGAGTTCATGCCTGTCGTTGAAAGCGTGTGGAGCCCGAAGGCCTCTGGTCACGGATTCTTCAAGGGCACGAGTGCTTGCCTAGCATCCCTGTACGCGGCTGGCCGTCACCAGGAATTGCTGGCGTTGATCGATAAGGCGCCATTCAAGTGGTGGCACGACCGGCGCTGGGGCGTGAAAGCCTTATCAGCGATGGGCAAGAAGGTGGAGGCGATCCGCTACGCCGAGGAATCGCGCGGTCTCAATGATCCGGGCTGGCAAATTGCGCAGGCCTGCGAAGCCATTCTGCTGTCATCCGGCTTGCTCGATGATGCCTATCGTCGCTACGCGCTGGAAGCCAATCAAGGAACGACCCACCTCGCCACCTTTCGCGCCATTTCCAAGAAGTATCCAAACAAGCAGCCGGAAGAAATCCTGCGCGACTTGATTGCCAGCACGCCCGGCGCCGAGGGCAAATGGTTTGCCGCCGCCAAGGACGCGGGGCTGTTCGCCGTGGCTGCTGAACTGGCAACACGCAGCCCGACCGATCCTCGCACCTTGACTCGCGCCGCCCGTGATTTTGCTGAGAAGCATCCTGACTTCGCACTTGCGGCTGGATTGGCTGCGTTGCATTGGATCTCTCATGGGTATGGGTACGAAATCACCGGCGTTGATGTGCTGGATGCCTACTCGGCGGTGACGCAGGCGGCTCACGGGGCAGGCGTTCCCACTCAGCGCATCAATGAGCAGATCCGGGAGATGACAGCCGGCACGCAGCCCGGAAACTCGCTCATGAGGACGATGCTGGCCCGGCACCTATCGGAGTGATCCGGCACCGCCTTCTCGCAGTAGCCCGCACCAGTCCGCACCGGCCCGAAACTCCCTGATGGCCTCGGTAGAGTCCTGACCGGACAATCTCGTCATCAAGCGAGTTGGACGTTCAGGACCGATACCGATGTGCACGATCAACCACCTACCACCCGAGCGGATGACGCCCGAACAGCGCCGCCGCGAGGTCGCGTCCTTGCTGGCGCACGGCTTCGTCCGACTGCGCGACGCCGTGTTCGCGCAGTCCGCAGGTCGCCCCACGGAGAGCGAGTTTGAGCTTGGCTTCTCCGGCCACCAGCGCCTTCATAGCCACCCCGTCAACAACACTTTGGAGGAGGCTCCATGAAGGCAAGCACCGTCCCACCCACCCCGCCGAGCGTCGTCGCCCGGATCGCCGGGCTCCCGGATCTCTCGATAGAGGAAATGCGGGCGCTTTGGCGAGAGCTCTTCGGCAGCGACAACCCGACGCCCAATCGCCAGTTCATGGAGCGGCGGATCGCCTACATGCTGCAAGAGATCGAGTTCCGCAAGATCGATCCCAACCTGCTGGAGCGCAACAAGCGGCGCATCAAGGCTCTGTTGGAGACCGGCAAGGCGCGCAAGCTCGACCGCGACATCCGGCTGATGCCCGGCACCGTGCTCACCCGCGAGTACCAGGGGATCGAACACCGGGTGACGGTCGCCCAGGACGGACAGTACGAGTTCGAGGGCAGGCGCTACCCGAGCCTGTCCATGATCGCCCGCGAGATCACCGGCACGCGCTGGTCCGGGCCGCTCTTCTTCGGCGTGAAGGCGCCGGCCAAGCAGAAGAATTCGAAGAAGCAGGGAGGCCGGCGATGAGCGAAGCCCTGAAGCGCCGCCTGCGCTGCGCCGTCTACACTCGGAAGTCCACCGATGAGGGGCTCGACCAGGAGTACAACTCCATCGACGCCCAGCGCGACGCCGGCCACGCCTACATCGCCAGCCAGCGCGCGGAGGGCTGGATTCCGGTGGCCGACGACTACGACGATCCTGCCTTCTCCGGTGGCAACATGGACCGGCCGGCGCTCAAGCGGCTGCTCGCCGACATCGAGGCCGGCAGGATCGACATCGTGGTGGTCTACAAGATCGATCGCCTGACGCGATCGCTCACCGACTTCTCGCGGATGATCGACGTCTTCGAGCGCCACGGGGTCTCCTTCGTCTCGGTCACCCAGCAGTTCAACACCACCACCTCGATGGGGCGGTTGATGCTCAACATCCTGCTCTCCTTCGCGCAGTTCGAGCGGGAGGTGACCGGCGAACGCATCCGTGACAAGATCGCCGCCAGCAAGCGCAAGGGCATGTGGATGGGCGGCGTGCCTCCGCTTGGCTACGACGTCGAGAACCGGCGGCTGGTGGCGAACGAGCGCGAGGCCAAGGTCGTGCGCCACATCTTCCAGCGCTTCGTCGAGCTTGGATCCTCGACCATGCTCGTGAAAGAGCTGCGCCTCGACGGCGTGACCTCCAAGGCCTGGACCACCCAGGACGGGCGGGTGCGCGAGGGTAAGCTCATCGACAAGAGCCTCGTCTACAAGATCATCAACAACCGGGTCTACCTGGGCGAGATCCGCCACCGCGACCAGTGGTATCCGGGCGAGCACCCGCCCGTCGTCGAGCGCAGGCTGTGGGACGCCGTCCAGGCCATCCTCGCGCAGAACTCGCGTGTGCGAGGCAATAATACCCGCGCCCGGGTGCCGTTCCTGCTCAAGGGGATCGTCCTGGGGATCGATGGCCGGGCGCTCACGCCCTGGTCCACCCGCAAGAAGAACGGCCGCATCTACCGCTACTACCTGCCGACGCGGGAGAACAAGGAGCATGCCGGCGCTTCCGGGCTGCCGCGCCTGCCGGCCGGTGAGCTGGAGGCCGCCGTGCTGGAGCAGATGCGCCGCGTGCTGCGCGCACCAGACATGGTCGCCGGGGTGGCCGAGCGCGCCGCCCGGCTCGACCCCTCCCTGGACGAGGCCCAGGTCACCGTGGCCATGACCCGGCTGGATGCGATTTGGGATCAGCTCTTCCCGGCCGAGCAGCAGCGCATCGTGCGGCTCCTCATCGACAAGGTGGTCGTCTCGCCGAACGACATCGAGGTGCGGTTCCGGCCGAACGGCATCGAGGTGCTGGCACTGGATCTGCGCCCCGAACCCACCCCGGAAACTCTTGAGGAGGCTGTGGCATGAATGAAATCCTGATCGACAAGACCGGCCAGGCCGAGGTGATCACCGCCAGCGACGGCAGCCTCACCGTCACCATGCCGATCCGGATCAAGCGCCGCGGCAGCCGCAAGGCCGTGACCCTGCCGGACGGCGGCGCCGTGCAACCCCGTCCCTGGGACGACACGCCGACGCCGATCCAGCTTGCGCTTGCCCGCGGCCACCGTTGGCTGGCGATGGTGGAGTCCGGCGAGGCGCGCACGCTATCCGAGGTGGCCGAGCGCGAGGGGATGGATCGGGCCTATGTGAGCCGGATGGTAAACCTCACCACCCTGGCGCCGGACATCGTCGCCGCCATCCTCGACGAGACTCTGCCGCCGGAGGTGACGCTGTTCGATCTGGCGTCGGGGACGCCGTTGTTGTGGGAGGAGCAGCGCGAACGGATCGGATCCTGACTTGACATTGCACCGACGGCTGGCATGCCGTTCCAAAACGTCGGTATCTCTTAACAAAGACTGACATAACGGAACGCGCAGATTTCTGCTCCCTAAGAGCATTTCAGGGTACCGCTTCGCTCAATCATTCTTGAACTCATGCTGGACCGAGTACCGGTCGGCAATCTAAGCGGCGGCTGCGGCAGCTGCTTCGAGCTTAATCAACATGGCGAGCGGTATGGAATGGACAGTCTTGGCTTTTCCGAACGTCAACAGCAGTCGCCGCACGTCGTTCCGCTCGAAGCCTCCGGCAGGAACAGAGAGCTCAACATTCCCAATCAGGCGCAGCGTGTGGGGCACACTCGCCCATTGGCTTTTCACCGTTTTCGCCGCCGCCGTGAACTGCAGGGCAATCTGGTCCGGCCGCGGTTCGCCGCTTGATTGCAGCGATGCTTCGGCAAGCCGCCTCATCGCTGTCCTCATGCCGCCAAAGCGACCCGACTGGCGAACCTCGTAGAGCGTCTGCGCGTTCATGTCGATCGGGAAATCGATGGATCGCAAGCTCTCCACCACCGGTGTCCAAGAGCCAGCCACCGCTCGGTCTGTTTGCACAGCGTGCAAGTGCAATTGCTGCCAATGAGCTTCGACATCGGTATAGATGGCCGAACCTGTGAGTGAGGCGAGGTACATCGCCGCTTCCAGACTGTAGCCCTTGAAGTACAGGAATTGTGCTCCTGTCTCTCCCGGCTCGATCGGTTGCAGCAGAGCGTACGGGTCAGCGGCAAGCTCAGCCTTCATGTAGGCAATGGCAGACTCGATCTCCGTGTCCGACGCCTGCGACATGTGCTGACGGAACCATTGCCTCAAGGAGTTCTCCGGCAACTGCCGTAGAAGCCGATGGTGGTCGTCTTTGGCGAGCGCATCGAGCAGACCCATGCTCTTTTGGTCCGGCTTCCAGCCCGCAGTGCGCGCCTCTGCCATCTGAAGCGCCGACGTACCGAACAGCGGGCTAAAGTCTCCCGGGTCCGGGATCAGGTGCACATAGCCTGACCGGATGTACGGCTCCAGGACCAGCAGCAAAAGCACGTTCTTGAGCGTTTGCGCCTTGTGTTGCGATGGTGACTTCGTTGGGCTGAACTCTGGTTTGATGCGCAGAGGATTGATGAACGGATGGGCAAGAACGACCTCATCGAAGTATGGGAGCCACCCGAGGACCGTCGACTCGACTGTGCGAGGGTCGGCCACACCCAGGAACACAACCCGAAACGCGCTTCTTGTAGCTCTTGGCAATAACTCCGTGAGGTCAGTGTCCTCCGGCCAAAGACTGCCGAACGCCTCATGGATGCGCTTGACTTGCTCGTCGTTCAGCTCTCGTCGAACATCATCCCAAGACTTTCCGGCCGTCAGCCCCAAAATGTCCTGGACGGCCCGGCTGAGCATGAGATTGCGCTCTCGAATGCCGTAGACATCCCATGATGGACGATCAGCCTCGGGCAGGTCCTTGCAGCAACGCTTGAATTTGCGGCCGCTGCCGCAGCCACAGCCATCGTTCGGGCCAAGATCGGATTGACGCTTCTTGCGCTGCAGGTACTTGTGGGCACCTGAGGTCCTGCCGAAGGCGTCCTGGTAGTGCGTGGACCCATCCGCATACCCAACGTAGATCTCGCCGCCGAATCGCCAGAGGTCATCTCGTGGAAGCAGTACTTTCGCGATGTCCTGCCATCCTCCAGCAAACAACCTCTCCGGGTACAACCACTCTTGGTTCGCGGCAGCCAAGTATCTCCGCGCGCAGCTCTTGAGCAGGTGGTTGATTGCGATGACTTCGTCTCGCGAGAGCTTGCGCTTTCGGATGAAGGCGTCAGTCCGCACCAGACTCTGCCCACGATACCGAGCGTGTGTTCTCGGTGCGGTCAGGTTGGCAGCTCTTGGCTCCTGCGCGTTCTCCAAGTGAGTCAGGATGAGGCACGTGTTTGCGTCGAGCGCAAAGACCGTCTGAGATCCGACCAACTCAATGAGTGGATCTCCGGGATACGAACATTCAGGCGATGTCGGAGGCAGCGCGGCGTTGTAGACGGTTACGGGATGGTCAGTCATTATGAACTTGACGTCCGATTCTTCCGCGGAAACGATCTCCCGTACCCCTTCCGTCCACATCGTGCAGTGCATGAGGCGCAGGCCCTGCATCTCTTGCATGAGTTGCAGTTGGTTCAGCTCCGGGTAGCGCGACTTGATCCAGTCCAAGCCCTTGGGAGTTCGCAGCTTCTGAGCGTCCAGGTACTCGAAGAAGTCCTGGAACGAGTCGTGCATCGCGCACGGGTCTCCGTCAGCAAAGGCGCGAACTGCCTTGGCTCCCCTTACGTCAATGGAGCCAAAGAGATACTTCTCGACCTCGTCGTTCACCATCGTGCCGAAGTACGTGGAGTAGAGGTCGTACTCGTAGAAGCAGTTTTTCGGCCCCCATCTGTGCAGGGCATTCATGGTCACTGTTCGGCCATCCGTCAGCACCTTTTGCTCTGGCGAGGTATCTAGGTAGTGCAACTGTGACTGGCCGCGCTCAAGGAAGCCACGCTGGTACCACACGGGTACGTAGTGGTTATTCCTGGTGACTTGGTTAGGCATAGCCCGCTTCCTTTTCCATCGCCGACGTAGTCGTCGTGGTCGACCGGAGGAAGCTGGCGGCGCTTTGGCTGACGCCGCCGGACCTCCCCCTCGGACTGTCGCCGATTTTGCGGATACCGGTGTCAGCCTCCCGATGAGTTGTGTCGCTGCTGCGGAACCTGTACTTGTGGCTTATCCGGTACAGTGGAATAAGCACTGTCATGTGTTGTCCATCATCTCTCCGGCAACTCCGTCCCCCGATTCATGATTTCCACATAGCCTTGGTAGCTGAACAGCCTGTTGCGCTTCTGCGCCGTGAGTTCGCGCACGATGCCGAGTTGCTCAAGGTTGACCAATGACTTGTTGACGGTTGCCGGCGTAAGGCCGGTTTTCTCGACCAGCCAGTTCGAGGTGGCGATCGGGTGTTCCATCAGCACCCGGTGGATCTGTAGCGCGGAGGGCGCCGCACGGCCCAGCGTGCCGATTCGGTCGCGATCCTGGTTCGACAGGGCGACGAGCTGCTGCGCCGTTTCCACAGCCTGGGTGGCGGTGACGATCACGGCCTCGGCAAAGAAATCGAGCCAGGCTTCCCAGTCGCCCGTCTCGCGGATGTTGTTGAGCAGCTCGTAGTAATAGCGGCGGTGGGTCTTGAAGTAGAGGCTGAGGTAGAGCATCGGCTCGCGCAGCACCTGCTGCTCGCACAGCAGAAGGATGATCAGCAGGCGCCCCACACGACCGTTGCCGTCCAGGAAGGGGTGGATGGTCTCGAATTGCACATGGGCCAGCGCCGCCTTGAGCAGCACCGGCGTCGGCTCCGGTAGATCGTTCAGGAAGCGTTCGAGCCGGCTCATGCATTCCAGCAATTCCCCGGCTGGCGGTGGCACGAATGCCGCGTTACCGGGGCGGGTGCCGCCGATCCAGTTTTGGCTGCGCCGGAATTCACCGGGCGTCAGCTTGCTGCCGCGGCCCTTGGCCAGCAGCACACCGTGTACCTCGCGGATCAGACGCAGCGACAGCGGCAACCCTTCCTTCAGCAGGCGCAGGCCGTGGTCGAGGGCGGCCACGTAGTTGCTGACCTCGCGCACGTCATCCAGCGGCACGCCTGGCGCCTCGTCCAGTTCGAACAGCAGCAGATCCGAGAGCGAGGACTGGGTGCCTTCGATCATCGACGACAGCACCGCCTCCTTGCGCACGTACATGTAGAGGAACAGCGAGGTGTCGGGCAGCAGCATCGACACGCTGTCGAGCCGACCCAGTGCCAGCAGCGCCTGATCGAACTTGCTGCGCAGCGCAGGCGTCCAGTCGATAGGTGGGTTTGGTGGCAACGGCGCAGGCACGAAGGCCCGAGCCTCCTCGCCCACCGTCGAAATGGTCACGTAATGCCCTTGGAGATCCCGCTTCATTCGCTCAGCGCCAACCTAAAATAAAGCCCACGGATATTTTACTATAAGTGCGCACCGTAAAATAATGCGCGCCGTAGCGCAAGGCAAATCTGCCTACCCCAAGCTCAGTCATTGGGTTGAGAAGGTGCTCCCCTGACGATCCTGTTCCCTCCGCCTGCCGATGCCGCAATCCAACCGTTTGATTCGTCAGCACGTAACGCATTGATCTGTATGAGTCCGCGTTGCGGCCTCTGCGGACTTCGGCCCTTAGTCGGCGAGCGAGGCCGGAGAGAAAAACGGCGCGGAGAGAGCGAAATGCGGCCCGAGGTGGCCAAGACGGCCGGGGAAGGAAGTCCACAGTAATCCGCAGGAGTCCCCGCGAACACGCGGGAGCGCGCAAGAAAAAAGGCCAACCGAGAACGGTTGACCTTTATATATTGGTGGAGGCGGCGGGAGTTGAACCCGCGTCCGTCAGTCCTCCGCCCTCAGCTCTACATGCTTAGTCAGGTCTATTATTTTTAACCCCTCGCTGCCCGGCCGACAGGGCAATCGAAGTGGCGATCCCGGTTTTTTTTAACGCATCGGCCCCGGGCGAGCTTCAGCGCGATCCTGCGAGATATGACGCCTGAGTGCTCCGAAGAGCCCGGACGCGCAGGCGCGGCTCCGGTCAGACGGCACCCTACTGGGGTTTAAGCAGCGAGTGCGTAGTTGTCGTCGTTGGCAACTATGGTTTGCAACTTTGGATTTACGAGACTAGTTGCCGTCTCGGCATGCACATCGGGTTTTGTAACCGGCGTCGAATCCAAAACGCCCCCAAAACTCTCGTGTCTTTCGACGGAGGCAGCTTATCACGCTGCTTCCGCCGGATTGGACACCTTCATCGGCAGAAGTTCACGTACCTATTTCGCATGGCGCGAGAGGCGCTGCTTCTGGCGGGCCCAGTCGCGGTCCTTCTCGGTCTCGCGCTTGTCGTGCTGCTTCTTGCCCTTGGCCAGCGCGATCTCGCATTTCACGAGGTGGCGCTTCCAGTACAGCGCGGTGCAGATCGCGGTGTGCCCTTCCTGCTGCACGCCCTCGAACAGCTTGGCGAGCTCGCGCTGGTTGAGCAGGAGCTTGCGCGTGCGGTCGGGGCTGGTCACGAAATGCGTGCTGGCGCTCGGCAGCGGCTCGATGCGGGCACCCAGCAGCCAGGCCTCGCCGTTCTTCAGCAGCACGTAGCTGTCGACGAGCTGCGCGCGGCCCGCGCGCAAGGCCTTCACCTCCCAGCCTTCGAGCGCCATGCCGGCCTCGAAGCGCTCCTCGATGAAGTAGTCGAAACCGGCTTTGCGGTTCAGCGCGATCGTGCCGCCGCCCGATCCCGCCTTCTTTTTGCTCATCGCCCGTCCAGGCTCGCTTGAAAAGGGCGCGGATTCTAGCACG